TATTGAGCACTATAAGTAGTCCTGTATTGGAACGCCTTTACTCTTTTGCCCCAAATAGAGGTACATAACCATTCTTTTGCACCGCCACCATTCCACGAACTCGAATTAACCTTACCAACAAAATTCCTTGCATCGTCAAGTGGATTGCTAGTGTTTTTGGTTATACTTACAGACGCTTGCGGCACTAACTTAGACACCAATTTCCCTTGAGTAGCTGTTACCGTGTGGGTTAAAGCAGTAGTGCTTGAATCTTTTATATACCCAATAGGATATACATATTCAAGTGAAATTTCATCACCATTTTTATCTACATTTGTTTCACCAGAGACTAAAGAAGCACCAACAGTTTCTTCTTTTTCGCCAGCCTCATAACGTTCATATACTAAACTTAACTTAACATCACCGGTACTTAGTAATATCGGTCTAACCTTGCTGAGATAACAATAAGTCGCGTTAGGATGGACAGACTCACCGATTACAACGCCAGCGGCGCCTAAGGCTTCGTTTACTTTATTGACCCAACCTTCGGACACCATACCAGAAACAATTGCAATACGCTCAAGTATTCTCCAGCCTTGCCAATCTCTTTCGCCATTAGAGCCTTTGAGTATGTCCCATTTAACAGTAGCCATTATGCCAATCCTTCTTTATCGAAAATCTTTTGTAATAAATCAGTTTGTTTTTGTGATTCAATTAGTATTTTCTCGTCATAGTTTTCTGCCACATCGCCAATTTGTTCTGGTTGCTCAATTGGAGAATCTATTATTGTATCTTGATTAGGGTTATCATCAATATCAGGAGTAGAAAATTCATACTCAGATACGCTTTCCGAGGCTATGTCTAATGTCTCATTTTCTGATTTCTCGTCAGGAGTAAGGTCTAATGTCTCGTTCTTAATCTCGTCCTCTTCTAAATCGAGGATCTCATTCTCTATCTTGTCTGGAACCTCAATCTCATCTATCTCGAAATCTTCTTGACTATCTTCTTCTATAATGTCTGTTGATATTGCCATTACAATAAACCTTTTAATACGTTGTTTATTTGCTCTACTGTCATTTCAACAACTGGCTTTCTAACTGGACAAAACTCATCAATACTGCAACCAGATTTATGTAATAATCCAGCAGATAATATTCTTGACGTTATCGCCTGCCGCTTATCAGCTCTACTTTCTGTAAATGGATCTATTTCATTAAAAACTCGCCATTGACTAAGCTCTTTGCTATCTATACTTGTCAATAACTCATTAACTGTTCTACCCAATTTGGCAGCTAACTGGAAATTAAACATACTGGCTGGACAATCCTCTATTTTTTTTTTAGAGCATTCATCTCTGCACGACCAATACCGCTTAACTTCTTAGCAATTGCAAATACCCTATCTAAAGCCTTTGCGTTTTTCTTGCCTAATGCCTCAATATCGGAATCAGAAAACAATGTTTTGCCAGTTCCGTCAACTATTGACATTGAACATAGTCTTGCCCTAATATTAGTAAGGTCTTTAATGCCGTCATGGAAAACAGCCTGCTCAAATTCGTCCCTTTGGAGTCCAGTCATTGTTCTAACAATAACATTACCGCCCCATTCAGGGATATTAACTGTCTCTGTTGGTAAGTCTTTAATGTTTAAAATGTCATTTCTACTTAGCATTACGCAGCCACCGTATAAGTTACCTTGCCTGTAAATTTAATTCGCAACTGCTGTTGTGCAGAACCCCTATAATGAACAGAAGGGCCGAGGTTTTTAATAAAACCATAACCGACATAAGTTCCACCAGTTGCACCGCCCGGCAATGTTAAAGTCCAATTTGAAACTGTTCTTGCATTATATAACGTTTCTAAGTATCCCGGTTCAAGTGGAGCAGTTGCCCCTCTCGTACCAGCATATCTCAACGTAACAACGAGGTCGCCAGAATTTAATAGTCCGGGTAAATAGTCCGAGCATTGGTCTGCGCTGCCAGAACTTGACACATCTATTACATCACAGTTTCGACCGACAACGGCAACTGAGATTACCGTTGCATAAGTATGCGTGGTTTCAGCAAGTGTAATACCAATTCCAGTTCCTAATCCTGATATAGCCATTTGTATAACTCCTAACTTGTTACATTCCAGTACATGTCTCTAATTCTTAAACGCTTTGTGTCGTAATACGATTTTGTTTTAATTGGCAAATATGAAGCTCTTGCGTCTCCGAGAGCACTATAAACCTTACTCATAAATTCAGTTGAGTGTAAGGAAAACACGTTATTATCTCCAGCCGCCATGATGTATTCTAAAGCCGCTGTCAATAGCCACACCCTTGATTCTGGCCAGTCTACTATGTCAGTATCGTTTGCCATTTCTACCGGCTTACGAAAATACGAATAATATAAAGTATCAGTTTCATTTGGACAAGGGTATAGTAAAAGCTTCAATGTAGTAACGCCACTGCTTAATCCTTTTTCTACTGCATACTGTGAAGGTGTTCCAGTTTTTGGGTCGCCACGCTTTAACGCCAACCATTCTTCTAAGCTAACCTCGTCAAGAGGAAGCGTTGTGTCTGCTCTCTCAACTACACCAATTTTGTCTATACCTGTTTCTGATAGAGTGTACTCATCGGCAGTAGTAGTGATTTCCCAATAATCTGTCCATGTAGCTCCTGTGATGGGTCTTTTAGCGGCGTCTGAGGTATGACCATCAATACACTTGTAAATAAGGTCATCAGTACCATTGACAATACTCGCAGTAGTGTATACCGTTGCTGTTACCCAGTCGGCAGAAATAGTCAAGGCTTGTGAGCCATCCCGCTTTAGATATTCAGGCCAAGCTGCAAGTGAAGCAAGTGTCCACACCACGTCATTTATAAACCGTACTAATGCTGTTGTGCTATTCGTTGACGTATCTCGCCAGCCAACATATCGACAAATAGTTTTAAGGTCTGAAAGAGTAACCCCAGAACTAGGGTCTGCTGTTAATACGCCTGTGCCTTTACCTGTCGCCATTTATGCAACCTCCTCTGTATCGGGGTTTGTGAATGTATATCCGCTTTTTTGTCGCCAAAAATAATACGTAGCAGCATCTAAATAAAACGTAGCAGAGCCACTTGCATTAGTTGTACCAGCGGCAATAGTATTTGTTCCTTCCTCATCTGTTGTTACCCACACCTCCACGTTACCTATTGGTCCTGTTTCTGCCGTTTCATCTGTATACAAAGTGTACACGAATGTAATAGCTCCAGCTCCGAGGGTGCAAGGTGCATAATTAGCCTGTGCTGTTGCAAGCGTAGCCCCATCTGTACCGGTTATAGTATTGAGTTTATCTGTAACCGTTCCGGAAACCTTAGAAGTGTCATAATCACAATTGCTTACCATTATAGAGCCAGTAGATGATTGTTTTAAATCATAACAAGCCGTGTCGCCATTAGTTTTAATAACGCAATTGTCTAATTTGATTTGACCATCGGTGTAAGTATATATTCCGATTTCATAACTATCATTATCAGAAGATGTTTCGATATTACAATTTTGTAAAATTGCCGTACTTCTAAAGCAGCCACCTATTGGATAATTAGGATTACCCTCCAAAGAAGGAGTTGTGACGTCGACATAAAGATTGCTGTCTTTAACTATAATAGGACTGCTTGCCCAAATAGGAGCCGATAAACAAAAAGTCCAACCAGAACAATAAATTTTACATCTCTCGACTATGTTAGAATATATAGAACCGCCAAGCCCTAAATTCATTCCGTATTCACTGCAAACAAACACACAATCCCTAACAGTATAACTACCATAATAACCAGATATTCCCGTACTTGCCTTTATTAAACAATTCTCGACAGTAATATTGCTTGCATTAGAACCAGAAATAGCAATACTATCTCCAGATTGTTCCGGCACGTCAGAATTATACAATTGTATATTTTTTATAACAGTACCATTGCCCGGAATAATACAAAAACTTTGCTTCCATTCTTGCTCTATAATAGTTTCCCACCCCATACCTTCAATAGTTATGTTTTCTTTTGAAGATAAATCTATCCATGTTGAGGCTGTACTT